GTGGAGATTTGATTAAGATTAATGATGAGATAATGAAAGTCAATACAGTTGGTTATGGAACTACTAATGCAATACTTGTTGAGCGTCCTTGGATGGGAACTAATTTAGGAATACACACTGAAAATTCTCTTGTAACTAAAGTTGATGGTGATTATCATATTGTTAATAACCAAATTAATTTCATCACTGCTCCTCAAGGCCCTGTTCCTATAGGTAGCACTACTAATGCTCCTGATGACAGATATTGGGTAGGTATTACAACTCACTCCACGTTCCAAGGAAGATCGTTCATGAGATCTGGAATTCAAGATACTAGTAAGAGAACGTATGAAACAAATTATTTGTTTGATGACATCTCCCATGAATTTAATGGTATCAGCACTGCATATACATTAAAAGTTAATGGAGAAAATGTAGCAGGATTCTCAACCGATAATGGTGTTGTTTTAATCAATGGTATATTCCAAGGGCCAACTGGTGATTTATTACAAACTCAAGATTATTCTTTTGTAGAGGGAACCACTGGAATCAGTAGTGTAGTCTTTGCTGGAGTAGCAGCTTCTGTTGCTAGTGATCCTCAAAGTGGATCAATCCCTGTTGGTGGAATAATTGTTTCAGTAGGTTCGACTGAAGGGTTAGGTTATCAACCTCTTGTTGCTGCAGGGGGAACTGCTGTTGTTTCTGCTGCTGGTACTGTAAGTTCTATCAGTATTGGTAACTCAGGATCAGGTTATAGAGTAGGAGTTCAAACAAATGTTAGGGTTGCTATTCAAACTGGTACTAATATTGCACCAATCTTAATTGGTATTGGTACTGCTGCAATTACCAATGGACATATTACGGGAATAGCAATTACAAATAATCAAGTAATTTATGTTCCTCGATCAATTTCTGATGTTGGATACAGTTCTGTAACAGGAGTTACAACAGTCACCACATCGACTTCACACGGTCTTCTAGTAGGGCAAGAAGTGAAGGTATCAGGAATTGCATTCACATGCGATTATCTCCCTGCTGTGGGCGTTCAGAGTGCCGTATACACTGCTTCTACAGGTATAATGACGGTCACTACATCTACTGCTCATGGACTGTCTGTAAGCGGTAAAGCTAGTGATGTTATTTTAACTGGATTAGCATTTACATGTGCATTAGATAATGGTGGTGCTCTTCATCTATATCCTAGAACAACTGACCCCGCATATGGTGGTACACCAGTTACAGGAGTAGCAAGTGTAACTCAATTTACAATTAACGCAGGTATATCAACTGTTCCAACATTCTATGTTTCTGGTGGTACAATACAACCTGCATTAATAGCACCTAGAAGCACCAATAATTCTGATAGTGGTGCAGATCCAGCCTTCCAAGGATCTACTGTTTTAACAGTTATTGATAATACTTCATTCACGATTAATTCTGGTGTATCTACAAGAGCACACTTCTATGCAAGAGGGGGTAGAGTTGATAGGGCAATGGATGTGGTAATTGATGAACCACTTTCTTACTATGATATGCCTCTCATTTATAGTGGAGATTCTCCTGGTGGTGCAAGCGTAGGAGTTGGAACTCAAGCAACTGTTAATGTGGTAGTTGGTCAAGGTTCGAGTGTTGTTAGTTTTGAAGTATTAAATGAAGGGTATGCTTATGCAAATAATCAAGTCCTCACAGTGGCTATTGGAGGAACCACAGGGATTCCAACGGATACAACTAAAACCTTTAGAGAATTCCAAATTACTGTTGAGGATATCATATCAGATGAATTCTCTGCTTGGCATTTTGGTAATTTAGAAGTATTGGATAAAATTGAAAGTGAATTTGATGGATCTACTCGATCATTTACTCTTAAGAAAGATAAGGATCCTGTTACCATTAGAGCAGCAGAAGGTTCCGATATTGATGTTCAGTCTACTCTTTTAGTATTCTTGAATGATACTTTACAAGTTCCTGGAGATGGTTATACCTTGAGTGGAGGAAGTGTAATTACATTTGCATCAGCTCCTAGAGGGCCTCAGGTTGAGGGTTCATTTAAAGGAGATACTTGCAAAATTCTCTTCTACAAGGGAACTGGTGATCAAGATGTGATATTTAATGATGTAAGAAAATCAGTAAAAACAGGAGATACGTTAACTATTCATCATAATAAGGAATTATGTGCTAGGTCAATAAAGCAAGATCCTAGATTAGTAGAAGACATTGTGGCAACGAATATCGTGGATACTAATGCCTATGTGGGTATGGGTATTAATGGTGATCCTGATTGTAAGAGACCTGTTACTTGGTGTAAGCAAACTGCTGATAAAGTTGTTAATGGACAAGTAATTAGTAAGAGTAGGGAGGAAGATAATGTATCAGTTTATCCTACTACAGTCATTATTCAATCTGTGGGGGTAGGATCTACGGTAATATTCACTGAAAGTTTAAAACCTTTCTTTGATCCTGATAATGAAAATCAAGGTAATGTAAAAACTCAAAAGATTTCTATCACTTCTCAAGATAATATTGTAGGAGCTTCTGCAACTGCTATTGTATCCATCGCTGGTACTATATCTTCTGTCTCAGTAAGTTATGGAGGAACAGGTTATACTTCTGCTCCTGATGTAATTATTGGTACTCCTGTCGGATTAGGAACCACCACTAGAGCTTCTGCAACTGCTACTCTTACAGGTGATACTGTTTCTTCTATTACAGTTACTTCACCTGGTACTGGTTATACAATTGCAACTCCTCCTACAGTTCTTGTTGAGGTTCCTGCTTTAACAAGAGAAGTTAATACTAGTGGTAGTTACGCAGGTGACTTTGGAGAAATCATAGGAGTATCTACTACCTCTGTTGGAGTTGCATCTACAGGTGTGGTATTAGATTTCTATATTCCAACTAATTCTGCTTTGAGAGATACTGCTCTAGTAGGAACTGCTGTTACTATTAGTGGGATCCAAACAGGTTATTATTTCACTGTAAGTAATAGTAATATTGGAAGTGGATTAACATCTCTATATCAAAATAATGGTGTTTTAGGTATAGGAACTACCTTTATAGATAATGTGTATGAAGTGGCTGCAGTATCTGTAGCACAAACTTCCACACCAGGAATTGCCTTAACATATGTTGCTCAAGTAACAGTTAGTGTTGATGCTTATGATGGTTTAATTAATGCGGGTTTGGGATATAGTGAATTCTTTGGTAACTTCTCATGGGGAAGAATAGATATGGGTGCTAGAAGTTCTCCAAAAGCTTTTACTGCTTATACTAATAATGGATTTACAGGACTTTCTACTTCTGCTGTTATCGGTAGAGTATCTCCTCTAAGATCTAAAGATTATACCTCGTAATAATTTTAATAAATAAATAAAAACTCTGTCAAATGGCTGCAATTATAACTGATCAACTGCGTATATTAAATACTAAGGATTTTGTAGCGAGCGTAGCTTCAACAACAAATTCTTATTATACTTGGATTGGTTTGCCTAATCCTACCCAAGTAGATTCTGATTGGAATACTACTCCTCCTGATCCTAAAGATAGTTTTAATCAAGAGAATGAATATTGGGATACGATGATTGCGTTGAAAAAAATAACTACATCGGATGTGAAACAGGTGGTTGCTAAGAATACTTGGACATCAGGTATTACTTACGATATGTATAGAAATGATATTACTTCGACTAATTTAGCAAAACCATCGAATGCTACAAATTTATATGATTCTAATTACTTTATAATGAATTCCGATTATAAAGTTTATATTTGCTTACAAAATGGTACTGATCCTGATAATCCTGATGGAAGAGCATCTTTAGATGAACCTACTTTTACTGATCTAGAACCAAGAGCAGCTGGTACTAGTGGTGATGGTTATATTTGGAAATATCTTTATACAATTAAACCTGGCAATATTATAAAATTTGATTCAACAGACTTTATGCCTGTTCCTGCAGATTGGTCTACTAATGCAGATGATGCAGCAGTAAGAGATAATGCAACAAGCAGTGGTCAACTCAAAATTGTTACTATTACAAATAGAGGGGTTGGATTAGGAACAGCAAATCAAACTTACACTAAAGTTCCTATTAAGGGGGATGGAAGTGGTGCTGAAGCTACTGTTGTTATTAATAGTAATTCAAAAGTGGAATCAGTCACTGTTTCTAAAGGTGGCTCTGGATATAGTTTTGGAACTTTAGATTTAGATGCAGGTGGTGTTCCTGCAGGATCTACTGAACCTGTATTTAATGTTATTATTCCACCTCAAGGAGGACATGGATCTGACATCTATCGTGAACTAGGAGCAAAAAATGCTCTTCTTTATTCAAGGATTGAAAACGATACAGAGAATCCTGATTTTATAACAGGAAATCAATTTGGACGTATTGGTATAGTTCAAAATCCAAAAGCATATGGTACGAGCACAAATCTTGAATTAGATAAAGGAAGTGCTGTATATGCAGTAAAACTTACAGGAGCTGGATCTAGTACTGCTACTTTTAATGCAGATGCATTTATTACTCAAACTGTTGGTTTGGGTTCTACTGCCATCGGAAGAGTTATTTCTTACGATCAAAATACTCAAGTTTTGAAGTATTGGCAAGATAGGACAACTGCTGGATTTAATACTAACGGTACTCAAAATTCAGATCCAGAATATGGATTTCATCTCACTAGATTTACCTCAACCACTAATACAGGTGGTTCGTTAAATATTATTGGTGGGTCTGCTACTTTAGCAATCCAAAGTTCATTTACGGGTGTATCTACTGTAATAAATAGTAAGACCTATTATCTTGGACAGACATTCACAAAAGGAGTGTCTAATCCAGAAGTAAGAAAATATTCTGGTAATATTATCTACGTTGACAATAGACCAGCAATCACTAGGTCTACCAACCAAAAAGAAGATATCAAAGTCATTTTGCAATTCTAAAGAATTATGTCTCAGGAAACCAATCTAAACGTAGCTCCCTACTTTGACGATTTTAATGCAAATAATGACTATTATAAGGTACTATTTAAACCTGCTTATCCAGTTCAAGCAAGGGAGTTAAATAATCTCCAATCAATATTACAAAATCAGGTTGAAAAACTAGGGCAACATTTTTTTAAAGATGGTGCTAAAGTAATTCCTGGTAATACATCTTTTAATACCACGTATTATGCAATTGAATTAGAAGATAAGTATTTGGGTATACCTTTGTCTGATTATATTAATCAAGTAAAGGGATCAAAAATTACAGGGTTGACTTCTGGTGTTACGGCTGTTGTTGATAAAGTTCTTTTATCTAGAAATTCAGAAAAGGGAAGATATACTTTATATGTTAATTACGTAGGATCAGATTCTACAAATAATTCTTCATTAACATTTTTAGATAATGAGTTGCTAAGTTCAAATGAAGATATTTTATCTGCTAACACAGTTATTCCACCAGGAGAAGCCTTTGCATCTACAGGAGTAAGTAGTGCTAATTCTATTGGATCTTCATTCTCTATTTCTAATGGAATATATTTTGCACGAGGAAATTTTGTTACTGTTGAAGAGGAGACTATTCTTTTAGATCAATATTCAAATACACCTAGTTATAGGATAGGACTATATTTAAATGAGGAGATAATTAATTCGGATATTGATCCTAATTTAAATGATAATGCAAGAGGATTTACGAACTTTGCAGCTCCAGGTGCTGACAGGTTTAAAATTACTACTTCATTATTCAAAAAAGCTTTAGATGATTATGATGATAATAATTTTATCGAACTAGCAACTATTGAAAATGGGATATTAAAGTCTCAAAAAGAACCAACTGATTATAATATACTTCAAGATGAACTAGCGAGAAGAACCTATGAAGAATCTGGGGATTATTATATTAAACCATTTAATACTTCCCTTAAAGAATCTTTAAATAATTATAAGGGGAATAATGGTGTGTTTGGACCAAATCAAACCACTTATGGTGGAGCGATTCCATCTGACGATTTAGCGTTATATAATATTTCTCCAGGTAAGGCATATGTAAAAGGATATGAGATAGAGAAAATTAGTTCTACATATGTGGATGTTAAAAAACCAAGAACTACAAAAACACTAGAAAGTCAAGGAATTGATTATCATACTGGATCTACCATAAAATTAAATAGATTTTATGGATCTCCTAAAATTGGTATTGGTAACACTTATGTTTTAAGTTTAAGAGATAAAAGAGTTGGTACGGCTGCTACTCTTCCTGCAGGTAAAGAAATTGGAGTAGCAAGAGTATATGATGCGGATTTAGAATCTGGATCATATGATAGAGCTAATTCAAATACTAATGAGTGGGATTTAATTCTTTATGATGTTCAAACCGTTACTGAAATTACTTTAAATGAACCAATAACATTAGCAGTACCGACTCATATTAAAGGTAAGTATAGTGGTGCGACAGCATTTTTGAAAGATGCTGCAACTAATACCACTTCT